TGTGCTACTTCTGATAGGTGCTTTGCTTTAATTTTCTCTGTAGGTATCTCTAAAAGCTTGTCCCTATCAAGCTTCATAAGTTTTTCCATTAAAGATGCCATAATTTTCTCCTCCTATGCATTTATGTAATCAAGGAAATCCCAATCCTCAAAAGTGAAGCTGTAAGACTCCTCTGTATTTTTCTGAACTTCCCAATCCATCAATATTGCTTTGTCGAATTTACAATGATAAAAAACAACTCTTTCAGCTCCATAAGCATCCGGATCCGCCAACTTTGCAATAATCTTAAAGTCAGGTGTCTGTCCTTTCTTCACTTTGTCAGATATGCTCTTAGATATATTTGTCCTAATATGGTGTAGCTTTATACTCCCCTTACCTTCAAGCTTAGTCATCTTTTTACCTGCTGTAAGACTTCTGACCATTGAAATATCAGAGTAAGATATACTAACTTCTCCTTTACAAGACATAACCTCTCCGATGTATTCGTCATCGACCCAAAGTTCACCCCAAGTTCCGTTAATTACTCGATTAGATGTAAATTGTTTCATTTGTATCTCCTTACACTGTTACACTGCGATTCTCAAGTCAACATCCTCAATAGAATCCATCAAAGAAACAACAGCTTTTAAGAAGACATGTGAACCTGTATTTGCTCTTTTTATTTCAGTATCACTGCAATCATCAACCGCTTTTTCTTTTCCGTCTTCCAGTAATACCTTTTTACCCTGTTCTTTAAGCCACTTTCTCTGACTGTCAACATCTATATGACACTGACCAATATTAAGTAATTCGTCATCAATGAGACTCATAAAATAAGTATTGATTGCCGTAAGCAAAAGACACTTATTGTCATAAGTGTTTGAAAACTTGCCGATATAATAGTCCGCTATTGATTTTCTGATATCGTCTTCCATCATATCCATAGTTTCAACTAGCTTTATCTTTTTAAAAGTATCTCCCTTACCCTCTGTGGTTGTAAGGGATGTCACAGCTCTATTAAGCTTGACTTTTTCACCGTCCCATATCGCTATCAGCTTACCTGCCCCCACTGCTTCATCTTGCTCAGTTTTAGTAAACCTATTTACATCAACAAAGTCTCTCAGCACAGCATATGTTCCGGATACATTCAATCCTGTTCCTGCTAACAAACCTGCAATCCTCGGAGTTCCCTGCTCTGGGGTAAGCACTTTTTCTTTTGTCCTATAAAGCGTAGAACACCAATTAATAACACCTTCGTTATCCCCTGCTGTTTCAGGTAAAATAGCTTTAACAAGATTATGTTCTAATCTTTGTTTCTTCACCCATGTAGCTACTTCTTGGACTTTACTATCGGTCTTAACTGTTGGAATCGCCATATAAGTGAACTTCTCGTTTTCAAAGAACTGAAGCATATCCTTATAGGGTTTCGACATATCTGTACCGGTTTGCATAACATAAACAATTACATACTTTGGTGAGTATGTATATCCTGCTAAGGCATCTTTTACATACTGCTCATTCTCTTCACTTAGCACACCAGTCGGTATGTCAACCTCACTTACAACCTTAAAAGACTGTTGCTTTGTACCTTTTAAAACAAGCGCCACAATGCCACGCTCACCCCTTGTAATAGCACTCGCACCACGCTCTGTAAAAGCAATTGTAATACTTGGCGATGTTAATTTGCTCATCTTTCTTCTTCCTTTCTTTCTACTTTTAGCGAAATATCCGTTATCAGTTCGCCGTCATGATATTCAGTACTTTCATACCAATCGAGTTTAAAAGATATCTGTGGTATATTGCCATTATCCTCAATATACTCATGAGTATATTCAGTTACCAAAATCTTCCTACCTTCTATCCTCAGAGCCATGCCTAATGTTTCAAAAATTCGCTCTATTACTTCTAGTGCTTCAACTTGCTTAACCACTTTCTGCACAAATGTAATCTTGACCGAACAAGATTTTTTAAGCATGTTTTGACTCTCTCTACTAACCTCATACGGCACAACTTCAACAAAAAAATACGGAGGCACTGCATTATCTACAGTGTCATTTCCGTATCTTTTGATGTTTGGATATTCTCTTTTTAAAATTAAATTTACTTCTTTGATGATATCGGCATAGGTGATCATGACAGCCCCCTGTCTGCAAGGGCTTTGTTTATAGCCGATTGCATCATATCCGGGTATTTGCTTTCATACTCTGCCCTTGTCTTTTCTGCATAGTGCTTGCCTTCGACAAAACCGCCCGTATCTACCCCGTTTATAAACTTCCTGTGCCCATTTTCTACAAGGTGGAAATGAGGGGCTTTATTCGTAACCTCAACGCTTGCAATCATTCCGGTAGAACCGTAATTTTTCTTAGTTTTCCACCTTTTAAGACCTTTGCTTCCGTCTTTATAACTTGATGGCATCTTTGCATTACAATCCTTTGTCCAGTCTTTTGCTGTTTTTATGACCGCTTTGTTAACATCATCAGGTACCCTTGATACCATGCTTTGCATATCTTCAAGCAGTCCATCAAGTCCTATAAAATGTACCGATTCCATTATTCCCTCCTTTCTTCGTGCTCTTTGTTTTCTGTGCACATAAGTTCTAAGTAATAATTTGTCTCCAATGGATTGACAATATAATTTATAAGAAACTGCCTGCCTTGATACTCAATAACATCATTTTCAGTTACATCTGTATTTCTGATTGTAATTTTGTATACAAGCTTGCTTGTTGTCTTATAATGCTCTAATTGTTCATTACCTCTCAGCGGTCTTACCTCTGCCCAAACTCTTTTATGCACTGATAAAGTATTCACAATATTGGCAAGTTCGTCCTCTGTCTCTATGTATCTTAGTATGTTGACCTTTTTATTAAGCCTTCCGGGGTTTATACCTTTCATGCTACACCCCCTTTATTGCTTTCTTCATTTGCAGTTGCAAAATTATACTCTTAAAAGTGTATTCTATTCCTTTTTTCTGCTGTATATCTGACTGCATAAGCTCACGATTATCATACATATTCTGCACTATGGCACAAAAAAGAATATTCGCTGTTTTATCTTCCTCATCGTACTCGCCTACTGCGGATACGATATACTCTTTCGATGCTTCCATCAGCGTTCTTATAATATTGTCGTCATCATCTCCGTCTACCCTTAAGTAGTCCTTGACCTGCTCAAGTGTCATAGGCTAATACCTCCAAAAAGCCCCTGCATATGCAAGGGCTAAACTGTGATTAATATTTTGATATGATTTCTTCTCAACTCTTCTGTGTTTTTCTCAACTTTTACGGTGTTACAGTAATATATCCATTTACAAAGGCATTAGCATCCTTGACTTTGCAATCAAATCTTTCAATACCTCTAAACAAAGTTAAATCCTGTTCAAAAGCATTAAGTGTTCCGACTGCTGCAACATTTGAAGTCATAATACTAAGCTTCTGTCTGTCAAAAATCTTTATAGCTTCCTTAAGATCTCCAATGGTAAAAGGTACTTTATTAGTCTTTGTACTAAGTATTGCATTTGGTACTACTTTTACAGGTATCTTTCTTGCACCTACTGCAAGTACCATCTGCATAGGTTCCTGCACATCCGGAGTAAGTAAATATCTGCCGTTTTTATCTACTAAAGTATCAAGGTACTGTAATCCGTCATCATTAGTTACGATTATAGTGCTTCCGGAGAAAGCAGCACCTAAAGTTACATTGATTGCCTTTTTGATACCGTCTAAATTTTTAAGGTCCGTTTCTGCCTTTGTAGCAATAGCCGTAAGGATTTGAGCATTCTTTGTAGCAACATCTTCCTCACCAAGCCACTTTACAAGGGTATTGGTAATATTCGCATCAGAGTCTGCCAATAGCTCATTTGTAACCGGCATATATCCCGCATACTTTTTAATTTCGTATGCAAGTACTTCAAATTGTGGTGTTTCAGCCGCCTGTATCTTTCCAGACTCTGCTACAGCCTTAAATCCTGTTGCCTGTGCTCTCTTTTGATGTGTTCTTCTTCCTGAATTTGTAGATACGGACTCCACATCAACTAAAGACTCAAGTGAAAACTTCGCCTGCTTATACTCATTTATCTTTGTTTGGATATCTTCCGGAACTGTATATCCACCATCTGCCTTGGTTCCCTCAGTCATGGTATTTGTATAAAATCCATGTCTTGCAGCCTCCGCAAAATCATGAATAGGATCTGTTCCCGTACCGCTTGTAACCTGCTTCACACCTGTGGCATTTGCAACTCCATTGGTCATACCGGACTGCTCTCCCTCTATAATATCCTTTAGAATATTATACTTATCCTGAAGCACTATAAGCTCCTCTTTTGCTGTCTTCGCTTCCTCTATCTTTCCCTGCTCTACAAGGTTCTTTACTTCAAGCTTCTTCGCATTGATTTGATTAAGTAACTCCTGTAAATTCATATTATTTACCCCTTTCATGCCCCAAATTTATCAAGGTCTTTTAACAAATTGTT